TGGAAAGACGAATTTGCCTTGATTGTTTTACTATTACCTGCTATACTAGTATTCATACCTAGCATGACAGAATATGTAAGGGTAGGCTTTGAAGTATTAAATACATTACCTGAATGGTATCAGTATCTTTTATTTATAGCCATAAGTGCATCTTTTGGTATTAAAGGTGCAGGTCAAGCTGCAAAAATGTTAAGGAAAAAATAATGACAAATAAAAAATCAAGCACTGGAAGTCTTCTAGGAGATATAGTGAAAGCTACCAAAGCAGGTGGTGCAAGCTCTATGACAAAGAAAGTTAAGGTTGGTAAAAACCAAACACTGAGTGATATAGCAAAAGCTAATAACACCACTTTAGCAAAAGTTATAAAATTAAACCCTCAATATAAAACAGGTTTAGATAAAGGTTCTCCTACTAAAGGAGTAGTAAAACAAAAAACAATTAAAGTTGGAACTACCGTACTAGTTCCTGATCCACATACATTTAAAAAAGGTAAATTAACAAGAGTAGAACAGAAACCTAAAGATGTTTATAAAAAAACTACTAAAAAACAATTTAAAGAAATGAATGTGCCTTTAAAAAAGAAGAAAAATTAATGAACTTAATAAAACTGCAAGACGAATTAGCTGATGACGAAGGAATTAAATACGAAACATATAACTGCTCACTTGGGCATTTAACCGGAGGAATAGGTCACCTTATTACCGAATGGGATACAGAATACTACGATCAACCTGTAGGAACTAAAGTACCTAATGAGCAAGTAAATGATTGGTTTGAGAGTGACATTAAAACAACTATAAAAGATTGTAACTTACTGTTCTCTCAATTTAATAATCTACCTGAAGATATACAACATGTATTAGCTAATATGTGTTTTCAATTAGGTAGACCAAGATTATCCAAATTTAAAAATATGATTGCTGCTGTAGAAGATTTGGATTGGGCAAAAATGGCAGATGAGATGGAAGACAGTAATTGGTATCGTCAGACACCTAACAGAGCACAACGTCTCATAGACCGTGTTGACAAACAAATGATTAAGGAAATACCAGCATGAGTAAGCAACTAACAGAAATGCAACAAACTTTCTTGCAGGTCTTATTTGACCAAGCAGGTGGTGATGTTGTAACTGCTAAAAAACTAGCAGGGTATGCCGATGGTACATCTACTTCTGATATAGTTAAATCCATGAAAGAAGAGATCATGGAAGCTACACAACTATACATGAGTAGAAATGCACCACGAGCTGCTGTAGCTATGGTAGGTGGTTTAACTGATCCTACAGAATTAGGTATAAGAGATAAAATGGCAGCAGCAAAAGAGTTGTTAGATAGAACAGGTTTAGTGAAAACTGAAAAAATGCAGGTAGAAGCTACAGGTGGTGTTATGTTAATGCCAACTAAGAAAACAGAAGATGAAGATGACTAGGACTGCTGGACAATGGAAATTACCACAGCCAACAGACTTAAAAGACGAAAATACATGGATACAAATACCTCGTATAGCTCGTACTGTTCCATTCGGCTACGTACAGAGCCAAAAGGACTCTGAGGTACTAGACCCCATAGACAATGAGTTAGATAAGCTAGAGATGGCTAGAAAGTACGTTAAACAGTATTCGTACAGAGAAGTAGCAAATTGGCTAACAAAACAAACAGGCAGGTATATATCACACGTAGGACTAAGAAAAAGGCTAATGCATGAGCAACAACGTAAGAACCAAGCTAGAAGCCTTCGCAAGTGGGCAGACTATGCAGAAAAGGCAATCCAAAAAGCGAAAATCATCGAAGAAGAAAGAACCGGTGCAAAATTCTAAGAGTGTAGATTTACCAAAGATTGAACGATTAGATATAGAAGAACGTAACAATATAATATTTAAACCAAATGAAGGACCTCAAACAGAGTTTCTTGCAGCAGGTGAAAGAGAAGTATTATATGGTGGTAGTGCAGGTGGTGGCAAGAGTTATGCCATGTTAGCTGACCCACTACGTTACATGGGTCATCCACAGTTTAGTGGGTTGCTATTAAGACACACGACAGAAGAATTACGAGAACTTATATATAAGTCACAAGAGATATACCCACGTATTTGGTCTGGTATCAAATGGTCAGAACGAAAGATGCAATGGGTAGCACCATCTGGTGCAAGGTTATGGATGTCTTATCTTGATAGAGATGATGATGTTCTAAGATATCAAGGTTTAGCTTTTAGTTGGATAGGCTTTGATGAATTAACGCAATGGGCAACTCCCTTTGCTTGGAATTATATGAGATCACGTTTACGTTCTACTGCACCTGACTTACCAATTTTTATGAGGGCAACAACAAACCCCGGAGGAAGAGGGCATCATTGGGTAAAGAAGATGTTTATTGACCCATCACCATACGGAAAGAAATTTGATGCCACAGATATTGAAACAGGAGAAGTGCTCAAGTATCCAGCAGGACATGAAAAGGCTGGCAGATCATTATTCAAGAGGAGATTTATCCCTGCACGATTATCAGACAATCCTTACCTTGCAGAGCAAGGGGATTACGAAGCCATGCTCTTATCGTTACCTGAACAGCAACGAAGGCAATTATTGGATGGCGATTGGGATATTAAGGAAGGTGCTGCTTTTACTGAGTTTGATAGGAATATCCACACTATTGAGCCTTTTCGCATACCTAGTAATTGGGTTAAGTTTAGAGCTTGCGATTATGGTTATGGTAGTAAGTCTGGTGTTCTTTGGTTTGCTGTATCACCTTCTGAACAACTTATTGTCTACAGAGAACTTTACGTTAGCAAAGTCCTTGCCACAGATTTGGCAGATATGATATTAGAAGCAGAAGCAGGTGATGGCAACATAAAGTATGGAGTACTAGATAGCTCTTTGTGGCATAAACGTGGAGATACAGGACCATCGTTAGCAGAACAGATGATTATGAGGGGATGTAGATTTAGACCCTCTGACAGAAGTAAAGGCAGTCGTGTATCAGGTAAGAATGAAATACACAGACGTTTACAAGTAGATGAGCATACGGAAGAACCAAGACTAGTATTTTTTAATACATGCTCAAATATAACATCGCAGTTACCTGCGTTACCTATAGATAAGAAGAACCCTGAAGATATTGACACACATTCAGAAGATCACTTGTATGATGCGTTAAGATATGGTATAATGTCAAGACCTAGATTCAGTATATTTGACTATGACCCTATGGGTATACCGAGTAGAAGTATGCCTGTAGCAGATGCAACCTTTGGATATTAAATATTATGGCAGAAGAAAATGAAATAAATATGGAAGATGATGCTATTGCATTAGAGGACTCTGACGATTCTTTCTCATCAGATATAAAATTTGGTGCTTTATCTGACTACGTAATATCTAGATTTAAAAAATCAGAAGATTATCGATACGAAGATGAACAGAGATGGACAAGAGCTTATAGAAATTATAGAGGATTGTATTCTCCTGATGTACAATTTACTGAAGCAGAAAAATCTAGAGTGTTTATTAAAGTTACTAAAACTAAAACTCTTGCTGCATATGGACAGATTGTAGATGTTTTATTTGCTAATAACAAATTTCCATTAAGTGTAGAACCAACAACATTACCAGAAGGAGTAGCAAAAGATGTCAGCTTTGACCCTAAAGAACCTGAAGAACTACGTAATCAACCAAATATGGAATCCCCTTATGGTTTCAAAGGGGATGGTATGGATTTACCTAAAGGAGCTACTGCAGCTAGTTTGCAAGGTAAGCTCGGTCCTTTGGCAGAACGTCTTAAAGATATTGAAAATCTGCAAGAAGGTGTTGGCAAAACTCCTACAGCAGTTACGTTTAGTCCTGCGATGGTTGCGGCAAAAAATATGGAAAAGAAAATCCACGACCAATTAGAAGAATCACAGGCTAATAAATATCTTAGAAGCACAGCATTTGAAATGGCATTATTCGGAACAGGAGTAATGAAAGGACCTTTTGCTGTAGACAAAGAATATCCTAATTGGGATGAAGAGGGTGAATACTCACCTGTGTTTAAAACAACCCCACAGATATCACATGTATCTGTTTGGGATTTTTATCCTGATCCTGATGCTACAAATGTAGATCAAGCTCAATATGTAATAGAACGACATAAAATGTCACGTTCAGATTTACGTGCATTAAAACGTAGACCTTTTTTTAGAGATCAAGTAATAGAAGATGCTATAGAAGATGGTGAAAACTATGTTAAGAAATATTGGGAAGATGATTTATCTGACTATAACCAAGAGAGCTACGTAGAAAGATACGAGGTTCTTGAGTATTGGGGAATGATTGAAACTAGTATGTTAATTGACCAAGAAGTTGACATACCTGCTGAACTCAAAGACTTTGATGAATTACAAGCTAATATATGGATATGTAATGGTAGAATATTAAGAGCAGTATTAAATCCATTTAAACCATCTAAAATACCTTATATGGCTGCACCCTATGAATTAAACCCATACTCTTTCTTTGGAGTAGGTGTTGCTGAAAATATGGATGACACACAAACATTAATGAATGGCTTTATGAGAATGGCTGTTGATAATGCTGTATTGTCAGGTAACTTACTTATAGAGGTAGATGAAACCAATCTAGTTCCGGGGCAAGACTTATCAGTATATCCGGGCAAGATATTCAGAAGACAGGGTGGTGCTCCGGGTCAAGCAATCTTTGGTACTAAGTTTCCAAATGTATCAGGAGAGAATATACAGTTATTTGATAAGGCTAGACAGCTTGCCGATGAAAGCACAAGCATACCTTCATTCTCACATGGACAGACAGGTGTTACAGGGGTAGGTAGAACAGCTAGTGGTATATCTATGTTAATGAACGCAGCGAGTGGTAACATAAAGACTGTTATCAAGAACGTAGACGATTACTTACTTAGACCTATTGGAGAAGGATTGTTTAGATTTAATATGCAATTTGACTTTGATCCAAAGATACGTGGTGACTTAGAAGTGAAAGCACGTGGTACTGAAAGCTTAATGGCTAATGAAGTACGTAGTCAGAGATTGATGTCCTTCTTACAAGTTGCATCTAATCCTGTGCTTGCACCGTTTGCTAAGTTTCAGTATGTTATTACAGAGATTGCTAAAGCACTTGATCTTGATCCTGATAAGGTGACTAATAACATGGATGAAGCGGCAGTACAGGCAGAGTTAATGAAACAGTTTCAAGGACCTCCTGCACAGCCACAACAAGGACAACCCCAACAGCAAGGGCAACCACCAGCAGGTGCTAACCCATTAGACCCTACAGGAGCAGGTGGTGCTAATATAGGCATCGGACAAGCTCCAGTTCCGGGTGAGCAAGGATTTACAGGAGTACCTCAACAAGGTGGACAAGCAAATACTCAGCCAACTGAAACCGTTGGTGAACAACCTCAAGTTACTGAACAGCTTCAATGATTACATTGATGCATTAATTGAGCAACAACATAAAGCTTTAGAGCAAACAGATAATACAATTATGATGCATAGATCACAAGGAGCTATTGCAACATTAAGAAGAATGAAATTATTAAGGGATTCTGTAAATAATGGCTAATGCCTTAGAACAAACTAAAAATCTATTTTCTGTAGATGACTACAATAAAGATGATATTAGTGATAAATCTAAAATAATAAAAGCATTGGATAATCCTGCTTTTGGCGAGTTTCGTTCTAAAGAAGAAATAATAGATAAGGCAAAGAAAACAGGAACAGGTTTATTAACAGGAACTTTAGCTATACCTTCTGATATACTTAGTGGTGCTGAAATGGTAAATACTGCGTTAGCTGATTATGCTAACAGTCCTACTGCTATGGTACTAAAGAACGCATTTAAAGAAGCTTCTGATAAATATGGTAGACCTGCTTTCGATAAATGGTTTAATAAAACTACAGGTTTAGAATCAAATCCAGAGAATGTAGATCAACTTATAGGCGAAGTATTATCTCCAACAGGTACACTTTTATCAGGTGCTAAATTATTAAAGCCTGTAGGTAAAGTTGGTAAACAAATAGTAAAAGATACTAAGGCTTTCTTTGATGATATGTCAGGTGGAGATGGTGGTGCTTTAGCTACTGCTAATAATGCTCCTATACAATCTATAGATGAAACATCAAAGTTATTAGATAAAACTAAAGTAACAAAACCTATTGAGACAAACATACCTGTTCTTCCATCAGCTAGTGAGTTAGCAAATAAGCCTACTATAAATCCTACTATAATAGGAACACAAACAGAAACAGGTAGAAAAGCTGAAGCTATTTATGATGATTTAGTAGCAAAAGGTGTAACTGACCCAAAAGAGATATTTAAGAAAACAGGTGGTGGATATATAGGCAGAGATGGTAAATTTAGATTTGATTTAGATGACAGAGATGCCGTCTTAAAGAAAAACCCAAAAGATTTTAAATTTGATGTAGATAGTGACGGTAAGGTACTTGAAACAAAAACAATAACACTAAATAACATTTTAAAGTATGATTCTATATATAAAGAGTATTTTAAAAAATTAAAAATTGATGGTCAAGAATTTGATGCTTTAAAAAATATAAAAGTAATATTAAACTATGGTTCAGATACTGAAGACGCTTTATCAGGATCAAAAACACTAGGATTTTATAATTTAAATAAAGACTATATACAATTAAATATGAAAAATTTAGTTAGTCCAACTAGAAATGCTCAAGAACAAGCTGACTTTACTATGTCAACTCTAATACACGAATTACAACACGCTATACAACATAGAGAAACATTTAAAAACGGAACTAGTATATTAGACACTAAAGATGTAATATTCGATGCTATAGATAAAGACGGTTATTATTCACTTCCTAGAGGTGCTTATAAAAAAGAAATAGATATACCTTACTCTACTGATATTATTTCGGACAATTCATATAGTGTATATCAAGAAGCTAGTTCTTTAGAAAAAGCTATAGAAGATGGTTCTAATAATAAATTGATTAATCTAGGAGATAATATTTTTGAGGATATTATTAATTTTACTGGCGATAGAAAAATAGAATTTTTAAGAAATTATGAAGTTTTACTAGACGCTAAAAATAGATTAGATATATATAAACCTGCATATGAAAAGTTAAAAAAAGTAAAACCTACGGAAGCTCTTCTTCAATATGCGAATGATGTTTTTTCAACTAATATAGATTTTAAAAAACTTAAAAATTCTTTTGGGTTTAAAAGCGAAAATGCTTTTTCTCAATATGTATATGCAGATTTAAAAACGGCAGACCAGTTAAGAAGTTTTGTAAATAGAGCTTATGACAGAGCAAGAGTAAACATAGATATAAATGATGCAGCATTAGCTAAATTAGAAAAAGAGCAACTTAGAAGATACAAACAAGATACTGCACTATTAAATTATAAAAGAGATATAGATAACGAAGCAAGACGATTGTATAGAACTGATTATGGAGAGATGGAAGCTCAACTCGTTGAGCAAAGATATGCAAGAAGACAAGAATTACTAAGAGATTCAAATTTATATACAGATGAGCAGATAACAGAAAAAATGTTAGACGATACAGGTGCTATATTTAAAGAGCCTGATGCGTATGGTAGAACAACTAAAATATTAGGTGGGTTTAAAAAGAGCCAACAATTAAATATTAATTCTAATACACCCTCATCATCTATTAATGCTTCTGTACAAAAATTAGAATCTACTAATGTAAAACCTGATAATCCTGTGTTTAAAAAAATTGCTAAATATCCAGATGTAAAAATAGGCAAAGATGGGTTACCTGTTAATATATTAAAAAATGAGTCTGGTAAACCTTTAATACTATATTATGGAGATACAGGTTTAATAGCTGAAAAAGGGTCGGATAAAAGA